GAGCCTTTGTCGCTGCGGCGTTAAACGCGGCTTCGATACTCATGCCTTGCGGCGCGGTTTCCAACTCGCCTTTCGGCATCACAGTTAAATCTTTGTTCATAAAATCAATTCTCTTTGGTTTCGGGGGTTTCTTTTGGTGCTGCAATTTTAATATATTCGTGAAACGAATCGCGGACGTGGTTAAATGTCAAAACGCTTGACGTGCTATTCAAATAACCAAACATCATGTTAAAAACCGTTTCTTTCAGTCGGCGTTTTTCTTCGTCGGGCAATCCTTGAATCTTGCCCCACAAAATTTCAGTTTCTTCTTTGGTCATAATCAGCTTGTTTGTTTAGTTGTTTCAACCGCAATCTTGTCGGCCAAATCATGCGCGTGGACTACGCGGCAATAGCCTTCAAGAAAAAATAAGTTTGTGTCGTTAGGCAGTTGAAAGCCGAACCGCTCGTTAAATTCTTGGATTAGGGCGTTATTCATAATCATCTTCAATTTCCCAAGCGTTAAAATCATCGTCGCGTTGTATCTGCTTTTTCGAGCGGCACTCAAATTCGCCGTCCGCCTCTTCGTCGGTGATGTCGTCGTTAAATTTCATTGAATGCGGTAGATTGCAAAGCCGCCGATGAACGGTCGGGACTGAGTTTTGATTTTGTAGCCAAGCCGCGTTGCGCAAGTGTGGGCGTTGACTCGTTCTTTTGGCGAAGAAACAACAATGGGTTTCCCGCCAATTTTTAATACTTTTATTCTTTGTTCAAGTGGTGATGCGTTTCGCATGACGACACAATGCGCGAAGATTTGTTTTAAGTCAATAGAAAAAAATAATTTCTTTTTCGCTTGCAATCATCCCGCGCATGAATTAAAACTTGGCGAATGAACGAAATGAACGAAGCCAGCCGCGAATTAAAAGACGCTGAATACGCCGTGAGCATCAAGCCTACTGACTTAAATCTATCGCAACTCGAAGCGAAACTTGAATCTTACGCTCGCGCGGTTCGGATGCGGAGACTTGCGTTGGCCGAATCTAAAGAGGGTGTGTTGGTTGGACAGGTGATTGATTAACGCCGCACAGTTCAAATAATTTCCGCTAAATAAAATGAGCATCACGCCAGAGCAATTTAGGCAGATGGAAGCGAGGTTAAATAAAAATGTCAAACGTCATATTCAAGCTAGTCCTGCCGTATCGGACACCAAACAATGCGAACGCGCGAAAACATTGGCGAGCGATTGTAAAGGAGAAGCACAAAGCGCAAGATTGCTTCATTGCCGCTTTACGCTCCGCCGCAAACAACTCCTCGACGTGGACGCCAAGTATTCCAGTGTCAAAAATTTACTCGATTGCCTTACTTTCAGCGGAGTCATACGTGGCGACAAAGAGGGTCAAATCACGCTCGAAGTTAATCAGGAAAAAGTGAAGCGCGGCGAGACTGAAACAACCACGATTGAAGTATTAGCCCAACCAACCAAAGGAAGTTAAGATGAATAATAAATCCTTCCACCACGGAAGCCTCGAATCGCCGCGCCTCAAAAAGCTGCTGGCGTTCCTGCGACAGCGCGGGACGACGGGCGCGACCCCGTTCGACATGATTGCTAACTGCGGCACGACCCGGCCAACGAGCGATATAAGCGAACTGCGGGCTAACGGCGTGGCGATTGATTGCGAGTTTGAGCGCAATACAGATGCGGCGCGAAAAGTTTTCCGTTATCGTTTAATTTAATTTGACAACCCCTAATTAGATGCGAGAGTTATTGCGCTGAATTGTCAGCCGGTGATTGGAAACCATCGAGAAAATAATACGACAAATGCAAACAACAAAACAAAATTTCGGTTCAACCGCCATCGCTCTGGGTAGCCTCTGCCGTTCCTCGGCAAGTCGTCCCGTTTCCACGGTGGCGGTTGAACCGAGCCTTTGGAGATACAAAAAATGAACACACCAAAACCAGTGGTAACAACTGAAGTGTCGGTATTGTTTAGCAATGATTGGCTAATTGGAGTTGCGTTGGCTGAAGCAAAAAAGATGCAAGAATTTGACGGCTATTTGATTGAAGCATCAGTAACAAAAGATGGCATCCGTCTTTTTTCAAAACTAAAACCTGTTTCACAAGTAGCGGGTAAAAATCTTTTTGCCGCAATGCGGAAAGAATTAAAAGGCCAATGAAGCCGCCATCCTTTCAGTTCTACGCCGATGACTTTATCGGCGGAACGCAAACCATGACCCACGAAGAGCGCGGGTTTTACATCCTTCTTTTGTCGCTGCAATGGACGCAGGGCGGAATTTCACCAGATGATTTTGCGCGTCTTGGCAGAGGCATAGCACAGCCATCGCTTACCCATGTCAAATCCAAGTTCAAACTAGACCAAGACGGAAAGCTAAAAAACGTCAGAATGGAGATTGTCAGGTCAGAGCAGGATGAATTTCGCGCAAACCGTTCTAAATCAGGCAAGGCTGGCGCAGATAAGCGATGGCACAGCCATAGCACAGCCATAGCACAGCCTATGGCAAACGGTATGGCAAAACATAGCTCTCCTCCTCCTACTCCATTAGTAGAGAGAGAGAGAGAATTTCCAGAAGTGCCGCCCATGAGCCGGAAAGACTTTGACGCGATGGCAAATATGCGCGGGATTCCAAAAGATTGTGCGGATTGGTTTTGGAATACTCACGACGCACGAAATTGGGTTGACACACACGGTAATCCGATTTCAAAAGTTGAACCGCTTCTGCAAAACGCTTTTGTGAAGTGGCGTAAAAATGGACACGCAAAAGCACAACCTAATCAAAACCAAAATCACAAGGGCGGAAACTTATGAGCGACAAATTGCCGCCACACAATGAGCAAGCGGAAATGGCAATTATCGGGGCTTGTCTCATAAGCCCAAAAACCGCAATGCCAGAAGCGCAGCACCGAATCGTCTGCAAAGAATTTTTTTACGATTTGCGATGTCAAACCGCTTGGGAAATAATGTGTAAAATTGAGCCCGACAAGCTGGACTCAATTAAGTTTTTGGACGCGGCAAAAGGATTTCACGGCATCAACCAGCAATTCGCTTATGACTGCGAATGTGTTTGCGTGTCAGTAGCAAATCTTTCCGAGTGGTTGGAAATTTGTGAGCAAGATTTTTCCATGCGAAAGCTGATTAAGGTTTGCACGGAAGGAGTCAGGATGGCTTACGATGGTGGCGGAGTTGAATTGCTGGACAGCATTGAGCGCGACGTTTTAGCAATCAGGCCGGAACGTAAAGACAAAAAGGACATAGCAACATTGTTTCGAGATGCAGCGGAAATAATAGAATTTAAGTCTCAAAATTGGGATTCAATTTCTGGATTAACAACAGGCCTGCAAGATTTAGACAAGCTGACTGATGGAGTTCACCCAGACGAAATGATTGTGATTGGCGCATATCCATCTTGCGGCAAAACCGCGCTGGCGTTGAACATTGCGATAACAAACGCCCTGTCAGGTAGAGCCGTAGGAATTTTGTCGGCAGAGATGCGACCCGTTCAGCTTATCATTCGGTCAATCTGCTCCGAATCGCGCGTGAACTTTCGCAAGATGGACGAATCAGACATTGCAAAAATGATACCAGCGATGGCGACGCTTAAAAAAGCACCGATTGAAATTGAAAAAGTTTCGGGCTACACAATCGGGCAGGTTATCGCTTCCGCTCGGCGCATGAAGCAAAAATCCAACATTCAACTTTTGGTCGTGGATTACATCCAGCTAATCGCCGGAACTGGTGATAACCGCGAACAGGTTATTGCATCAGTCTCGCGCGGGCTAAAGCAAATTGCTGGCGAGCTTTCAATTCCAGTTTTGGCTTTGTCGCAGCTAAACGATGATGGAAAGCTACGCGAAAGCCGCGCGATTGGTCAGGATGCTGACAGCGTTTGGATTTTGTCAAACAATGGCGAGTGGCAGCCAAAAGTGCAACCAGTTAAACTGGACGTTCAAAAGACGCGAGACGGCGAGACAGGCAAGGTCGAGCTAACATTTTTCAAAGAGTTCACGCGGTTTGAATTGCAATCTCACGGCGACGTTCCAACCAACCGACCCCACGCCGACTAACCAAAAGACTGATTTATGAGCAAACCAACCATTGAAAAAATTTTACAATCTGAATGGCCGATGTCGTTTGCGATGAATCCAAACGATGAAGATGGCGCATTTGATGGCAGTTGTTTTTGTGCCAAGATAAACGGTCAAGGCTTTCAAGTTGAAACGCATTGCTGGCGGTCTGGCTGTGAGCACGGATGCAAGTTTTCCGGCATCCACGTCAGCGGAAAAATTTTGAAAGAAGATAAATTGAAAATAGCCAAACACATTAAGGAAAACAACGGCTGGACAAATTCAACTGATTTTAACATTGTGATTTTATGAGCAACCAAAACGAACAGAAAACATACTGCAACGGAGTCAGCGCAAAGCAAATCACGTTTCAATCTGGCAAAACGATTTTGAAACTAGGCATCAACGCCGAAAAGATGATTGCTTTTCTGACACAATACAAGAACGCGAAAGGCTTCGTTAATCTCGGCATCAGTGAGCGAAAAGAAATCGGGCAATACGGCGACACGCACACCGTTTGGCTTGATACTTGGTCGCCAGAAGCGGCGAAGCAATCAAGGATGGTTGCGCCGAAGTCGCCACAAAGCGACGATTCAAATTCAGTTCCGTTTTAGCAAAACAGCGCGGGAGTCTTTTGACATCCCGCGCCAACTTGTAAGAATTGCTTACAGGTTCAAATCCCCACGCGCTCGGTCATGCCGCCGCAATTATCCGGCGACATCCACTCCCAATACTTCGCCAGTCCGCCGGTTAATCCTAGATTGCTTTCAGGTTTCCGATAGCCGTTGTTGCGTTTAGCCTTTCGCGCCTTGTTCGGGTCGCTGCCCGTTAGTTTGCGCCATGCTTTCATGTATTCACCGCGATTACGATAATCCGGTAGTCCTTTGTGCTTTTTCATTGGTTTCCTTTCGTCAACAACGCCGCAATTTCCGCGTTATGCCTGATTTGAGCGCGTTTCGCAATTGCCGCTTGCGAGGCTTTAGCCGCGTTGATTCGACTTGATGCCGACTTTTTGGGCGATGTCTTGCCTTTCGCCAGCTTGCCAAGAGCGACGGCAGCGGGGTTTCGGGTGTCTGTTTGTGTGTTCATAGGTTAAAAGTCGCTAGAATGTGCCTTTCCGCTCGATTGCGCGGCATCGTGGCAATCTTCCTCAACGTAGAAACGATTTGAGCGTTTTGGAATGATATTGCGAAGCTCGGCTTGGCAGTCAGGGCAGATTGTGTCCGTAAATTTGCCAGCTTGCGACGGTTGGCAGGATGAAGTGCCGATTACGAGTGGTGCGGGCTTGTGCCAAGCGCAACGGCGAATTTGATAGAAGCTCATGGTCAACATATTATTCCTTCCAAAAGTTGATTTGTTTGATGTTGAAAACGAGCTTGAAATGATGCGCGGTAAAATAGGCGTCGTCGGCCTTACAACCAAAGAACCTTGCGCCATGCGAATAGTCCACGGTTGCCGAATCTGCCCACGCTCGCGCTGCGCGTTTGCGCGTTGATTCACTAGCCCTCGCCACACAAAGGTTGTTCACGCCGTAAATGCCCTTTAGCGAGTCTCTGGCGCGTATAACTGACGCTATGGCGCATTGTGCCTCATATGGCTGATTGCCAGCCTCGCCAATGATTGCGCGTATAGCCAAGCTGTCAGGCACAGCCGCGTTTAGGTTTAGCGCAAGGGCGCAGGATGTTAGAGTCAGTAGTTTTTTCATTATGTTTTTTTGGTTATTGGTTAAATGGTAGCGGTTTTTATGTTTCGTCAAATTTTCCAAGATACTTTTTTACCGTCTTTCAGAATCATCACCGAACGACCACCAGCGCGGATTGTTTTAATAGTCAATCTAGCCGATTGCTTGTCTGATGTTTCGCCCTCTAAAACCCAGCGGTCATAATTTGCGACAAAGATTTGATACATAACTTGTTTAGTGTTTTATCAGGGCTTGATTGCCGCTGACACAATCAATCTACTCTATAAGCGTTTAGGATGTCGATAACTATTTTCATTTATTTTCACCCCATTGAAACCCGCATAAACACAGTCCGAAATTGACATATTTAGAATTGTTCTAAATCTAGTTTGACGTTTCACGCGGGAAAGCGCGTCAATCAAGCTCGCTTTAATCCATTGCAATAGGCTCAATAGGCCGTGCTAATAGGCGATATGGGGCATAGGGTGGCGGCATAGTCCAAAAGGTTCTTCCGGGGAGGTTTTCTTAACAGGTGACCAAGCTCGCTTTCTTTGTCTCGCTAGAAAAAATTACAAGATTTCCGTTGCGATTTGAAGTTTTGGCATGAAAACTGAATAAATTAACTGAAAAACAACAATCCCCCCAGCCATGCTCATTCGGCGGGTTATCCTTCGTGTCTCTCTTGGTTAGCCGGAAGGGTCGAATGTGTAAAACGGCGCGAGACTCCTTTTATTTTTTAACGAAGGTCGTATTAACGTCCGATGACGGGCTGGCTTGCGCGGTATCTTCAGCCGGACTTTACTTCGGCAGAAATGTATTGACAAATCTACGCCTTAACAACAAAGTCAATTTCAACATGGACGACGAACCCTGCGGGATAGGCGGGCTGCGAATCATTAACGAGACTGGACACCTTGAAGGGGTGGACAAGTCCGAAATGTCAGATGTCTATCGGCGGTTGTCAATTACTGACGGCGGCGACGTTTCGCCAGAAGATTGGGAGCGGTTGGAAAAGTTGAAGGGCCTGGCGGAATTGATGGACTCGGTTTTCTTTTGGTGCTGGACAGAAAAGACGGCGAGCGGATTTACACCACGCCACCCGAAAGCCGCGCAGAATCGGTTTGTGGCGATGACGGCATTGGTTAGGCCGGACATGATTGGCGATAAGAGCTACGAGCAGATAGGCGAGCAAATAGGGGTTGGTAAAGCGTGGTTGTCGGCAATGGCAAAAGACTTTCAAAAGAACTTCGGATTAAAATTTCAGCGCAGCCATAAAGACGGCGGCAATCATTCGGCGGCGGCAAAGAAAGTTTGGCAAAAGAAAAAAGCTAAGGCATGACCATTCCCGAAAAAATCCACCGCAAAGACCTTGCCGAGCTAATCGGGTTGACGCCGCGCCGCGTTGACCAGATGGCCGAGGACGGAATCATTCCCAAAGGCGAGAATGGAATGATTGATTTTAAGGGCGCGATTCAGGGCTTGCTGAACCGCAAAAAAGAAAACACGACCCCCGCCGTTGAGCGATTAAACCTTGCGAAAGCCAAGCGCGAGGAACGTAAAGACCGGCAAGAGGCGGGAGACGATATTTCTGCTCCGGTTGTGATTAGGACTTGGGAAGAGGTTGCCGTCACGGTTAAGCAAAGATTTTTGCGTGTCGGCAATAACGTCCAAAGCAAGCTAGGATTGACCGAAGCGCAAAGGCTGGCCATTGATGAAGAAATCAGGGGTGCGCTTTCAGAGTTTGGGAAAAAGTTAAACTACGCCGCGAACATCGCCGAAGATCAAGGCGACGAGGCCGGAATAAAGGCACTAAGCCAATGAAAACAGTAGTCATAACCTAAAACTGCGATTTTTGCGGGAATTAAAATTTACTTGGACGAACAAGTGAAGAAGCAAAAAATAAAACAAAAACACCATGAAAGCAACAGTTGAAATAATAAAGATAACACCCAAAATGGCCCGCGAGTTTTTGGCTTGCAGGCTAGATGGACAACGCAACATTCGAGACAGTTGGGTTTTTAACCTGATTACTCAAATTACAAAAGGAGAGTTTAGGCTGTCTTGTGACGCTATTGTCCTTGTCAAAGGCATGTTGGCTAATGGGCAGCATAGGCTAACTGCCGTTGCCGAAAGCGGAATAGCTTGCGACTTTATATTGATGAGGACCGATGACGAGGATTTATACAGGCTGATTGATTGTGGATGCAAGCGAACCGCCGCTGATGTGCTTGGCGGTGAAAACAGCAGAGATGTGGCGTCGGTTACATCTAAGATTTTAGAGATGAAAAAAGGCATTTTAACAACAATGGGCAGAAAATTTTCAGATGGAAAAAGTTTAGATTACATAATCACAAGAGAAGAACTGCTTTCATTTGCTGAATCAAATTACAAATTGATTACTGAGGCCATTCAGTTTGTTCAACCTTTAAGGCAATCAATGAATTTATTGCCGACATCAATTGCGGCCAGTGTTTATTTCGTTGGATGCCAAAAAGACAAAACAAAAACAGATGAGTTTTTTGTTGCCCTGTTTGACGGAAAGGCAACCGAAGAAAGCTCCGCAACGGATTTAAGAAATAGAATCATAAAAACAAAAATGTCGAAAGTAAAAATCCCGTCTTCCTATCTTTGTGGATTAACAATAAAAGCACTTAGGTCATTTATTAACGGAACCAGACCCGGAGTGTTGAAGATGGTGGAAGGCGAAGAATTTCCGAAATTTGAATGAAGGCGACGAAAAAGGAATTGAGGCGTTGAAATGATTTAGTGGCCACCGATTTGAATTGGAATGCAATAATTAGGAGGCGTCGTCGGTGTATCTCCTCCGGTAAAAATCCGGCGTTGCTGGCACGATAGCCGCACAATTTTAACATGACCGGACTGCCAAAAGCATTGCGCGAACTGGCGCGGATTATTGAACCGCCAGAGCATTTGCTTATTTCCGAATGGGCAGACAAGTATTTTTATCTGCCGTCCGAGGGTAACGCCGAAGCCGGAAAATACAAATGCTCACGGATGCCATTTCAGAGGGATATGCTGAACGACCCACTAGACCCAGCTTGCTCTGAAATCGCGTGGCAAATCTCATCCCAGCTTGGCAAAACGCTTTCCATTTGCATCATTCTCGGCTACCACGTTGACCACGCGCCTTGCGCGATGCAGGTTGTTTATCCAACGCTCGATTCGGCCAAAAGTTTCATGCGGGAAAAATTTGTTTCGTCGACAAAAGAGACGCCACGACTAAAAGGCAAGTTGATAGAGCCGCGCGCGAAAGATTCGGAAAGCACGACGATGAATCGAAAGTTTGCCGGCGGCAACCTAACCGCGCTTGGCGCAAATTCTCCGTCAGGCTTTCGGCAACGCTCAAAGAAAATTTCCATCCAAGACGAAATTGACGCCTACGAAACAACGGCTGAAGGCGACCCCTGCGCGCTAGGTGACCGCGCAACAATTACTTTTCACGATGCTGTAAGGCTAAAGTCGTCAACCGTCACCAGCAAGGGCGCGTCACGCATTGAAGAGATTATCGAGCGGAGCGACAAGCAAATGTATTTCCTGCCTTGCCATGCTTGCGGACATTTTCAGGTTTTGAAATGGTCTAACGTCAAATGGACATTCAAGCAATTGGACGGCAGCGAGGTTTCGGACACGTCAAAAACAATTTATGAATGCGAAAAATGCGGAAGTGAATGGAGCGACCAACAAAGGCTTGCGGCGATTGCCAGCGGGCATCCTGAAAATCCTGCGGTCAACGGATTTCGCGCCGAGTGGCGCGCGACCGCTGCGTTTAACGGAATTCGCGGGCGTTTGCTTTCAGGGCTGTATCAAACCATCGGCAAAAAGCGGGCGTTCAAATCCTATCTCCACCAGTTCGCAGAAAACTTTCTCACCGCAAAAAAAGGCGACAAGCAAACACTCCGTGTCTGGACGAATATCTTCTTAAACGAATCATGGGAAGAAGCGGCGGAGCAAGTGTTATGGAGTCCGCTTTTAGAACGCTGCGAAGATTACGAAGGCGAATTACCCGCAGAAGTTTGCTTGCTCACGGCGGCGGCGGACATTCAGAAAGACCGCGTTGAATTGGAGATTCTTGGTTGGGGTGACGAAGAGGAAACATGGGGCATCGAAAAACACGTCATCTACGGCGACTTCGATTTGCCGGACGTGCAAAAGCAGGTTGAAGATTATCTATCCAAGAAATTCACGCATCCGACCGGCGTTGAAATCGGCGTGACGTGCGCGGCCTTCGATA